TGCTCCTCTAAATGTTAATATGGAAGATGTTATAAGTGTTACTGCTGATGCTTCTCAAGCTCAAGAAATAGCAGCAGAAGCATACAAAAAATATATGGACGAATCTTTTCAACTTGAAGAAAAGAAAGGTAAAGTTGGAGATAAGTTAAAAAAGACTATCGACCATCTTGAAAAGAAGCGTAAAGAGCACGTTGATATGGCAAAAGAAGATCCTAAAAATGCTTCTCAACATAAAGAACATATTGCTAAACTTGCATCTCAAATCGACGATCTTATGAGTAAGATGGAAAAGATTGAAAAGAGCAAGAAAAATGTTGAGAAAGAAGAAGATAAAAAAAAAGATATTAAAGAATCTAGCTTAAATATAGGTGATAATTTAAAAGTTGGAGATAAATTTGTAAAAAAAGATAATCAAGTATTAACAATTCAAAAAATAGAAGGCGATAAGGTTTACTTAGAATCTGATAAATTTAAAGGAAAATTATGGCAATGGCCTAAAGAAATATTTGATGCAGATGTTAAATCTGGTGAGCTTAGATGGCAACCAAAACAAGACTAATGGAACCATACGCTTTATTTATAGGAACATTGATGCAAAGCCGTAATCAGGCTCACATCTACCATTTACAGACAAACTCTTTTGCCGCTCACAAAGCTTTGCAAAAGTATTACGAAGAGATTGTAGATTTGATCGACGGTTTAGTTGAGTCATATCAAGGAAAATACGGCATTCTTCGTGGATATGCAATGGCAAATCAGATAAAAGAAGATGATAATGCGATTCTTTACTTCGAAGGTCTTTGTAAGTTTGTAGAAATGATTAGAACAAAAGTTCCACAAGATTCATATATCCAGAATGAGATTGACAATGTAGTTAATCTTCTAGAATCTACTAAGTATAAACTTAAATTCCTAAAATAATGAATACGCCAGAATTTAAAAAGCATGTAACTAATCTTTTAAAAGAGGAAGACCTTCCTAAAGAAAAAAATATAGTAGATACAAAATCTGAACTACAAAAATATTTTAGAGACCTTTCTTCTATTACAATACCTAAATTAAATGGGGCTGATTCTAAAGAAATTCAATCTTTTGCAACTATAATTAAGGCTATTCTAGATGACCTAGGAAGAGGATCTATATCTCCAACATTACAACAGGTATTAAAAGTATATGATACTAGGACTCAAAATTTACCATAGTGGAAAATAATCTTGAGACATATGGAGATTTAAAACAAGCTATACAATCTATTGCAAAAAAACAAAAGACTGATAAAATAGCTGGAGTTGCTGTAGATGCAATATTAGATTTTGTTCCTGGATATGGCGCAGCAAAAACAACATTCCAGTTTATAAAAGCAGCCGTTACAAAACCAGACGGTCAAAAATCACAAACATGGTTAGATCGTCTTGATATTGATGATAAAATGGCTGCTATTGTAGATAATAATGTAGAAAATGGTTTTATGCAAACAATAGCTAAAGCTATAGATAAAGAACCTAATGATAAAAAATTAGAGCTTGATTTTAATATGAATGCAAAAATGGTTAACTATCTTCAGGATAAGTATCAAGGTAGACACATAGCAGGTATAAAAGAATCTAAAATAGATAAAGATAAACTTTCCCAAATAAAAAAAGGTATTGAAGTTGAGATGGAGCATACTGATGATCCTAAAATAGCTTTAAAAATAGCTTTAGATCATATTAAAGAAGATCCTAAATACTACGATAAACTAATTAAAGCAGGGCTTGAAGAATTAAATGAGGGAGAATTTTGTCCTCAATGTTTAGCTGAATATATAAAAGATCATGCTAACTCTTTACAAGAAGCAGAGTACAAAGGTAGAAAAGTACAACTAGGAAAACCAATGGCCGGCGATATTAAAAAGTTTAAGGTGTACGTAAAGAATGCCAAAGGAAATGTTGTTAAAGTTAACTTTGGACAGAAAGGAGTAAAGATAAAAAAGAATAATCCTGAAAGGAGAAAAAGTTTTAGAGCAAGACATCATTGCGACACTAATCCAGGACCAAGATGGAAAGCTAGATATTGGTCATGTAGAAAGTGGTAATATGATTAAACTATTAGATATATTATTAGAAATGTATCCGCCATATAGATCCGATATGGTTAAAAAAGTAAGATACAAAGCTTCTGATACCTGGACTAATGATCCTGATATAACTGAAGCGGATCCTAAAAAAGGTAGTGGTAAAAAGCCAAAGGGATCAGACCGCAGATTATACACAGATGAAGATCCTAAAGATACTGTTAGTGTAAAATTTAAAACAGTTAAAGATATAAAAGATACACTATCTAAAAGTGAATTTAAATCTAAATCACATGCTAGACAGTCACAGATTATAAATTTAATACACCAAAGAGTCAGAGCAGCTTACGGTAAAGCTAAAGACTCTGAAGTAAAAGCTAGATTAAAAAATGGATTAGATTATATTGAATCTCGTAAAGAAGCATCAAAAGAAAAAACTAAACGTTTAAATAAAGTAAAAGAAACAGCAGATCCACAATCAGGCAAAGCAGCCCTGTATGGTTCTGGTTATGCTCCTGTTAAAAATAAAAACAAATGATAAAACTTATTCAACTGTTAACTGAAGCTAAAGAAAGCTTTGAAACCTTTGCTCAAACACGTGCTAAAGGCGCAGCTAAAATAGCAGCTACCGCTGAAGAAAAAGGTGGATTATCTTTATTAACTTGGCATCATTTTAAAGTTAAAGCTCCATATTATAAAAAAGCTACTGAAGGTAAGTTTGATAAAGAAGCAGCTAAAAAAGAATTTGAGCAGACATATAAAAAGATATCCTTAAATATGACTCAAATTGAATTTCAACGTGAAGTTGGACGTTTAGAAGTATTAGGTGAACTATTAATAAGAGAAAAATAATATAAATTTATAAAAAGGTTATAAAATGTCATATCTAAATACCCCAATCCCAATTGTTGAATCTTTTATTAGAGGAAACTTTCTAAGAAATCAAGAAGATTCTTTTGATAAAAAATTTCCATGCTATATATTTGGCATGTCGTCAATACCTGCTCAAGCACCATTATTTCATTTTATGATGGAAGATGGTGGACTCTGGTGGAGAATGCCAATTCATGCCTTTTGTTGGAAAGAAGATGCTCCTCAACAAGAGTTAGATGAACTTGTTTTGTGGGATTCATTTACATATCATGTAGGTGCAACTTGTTTTCCTATATTAAAAAATAAGACTTGTAAGTTCACATCAAGAAGAAGAATTCAATATTCAGGAAAATATTTATTTACCTTAGATTGGGGAAGTTCTGATGATATGAGCGATACAGATTTTGGATTAAGTGAATTTCCTTCTCAACATAAATGCGGACATTTTATTCAAATGGATAATGGAAATTTTGCAATACAACCTAATAATAGATTAATTATTCATGATCCGTCATTTACAGTTAAACAAGATATTGTTATAAATAGAAAATATAATACTACTTCTTGGACTGCAGAAAGAAACAGTAGGTGGGTTACACCTGATACTGATGTTTTTAATTATGATCATACTGACTTAGAATCTGGTGAATCAAATAAAGAAAGATCTAAAATATATAATGAATTAGATAATGAAACTAATATTTGATCATTCTTTAAGTATTTATAATGGTAAATATCCTCTAATTTATTTAGAAGCTGAAAGAGAAAATGAATCTGCTAAATCCATGTTTGAAAATGGATGGATTGTTTATTATAAAGATAATCAGGAACACTGGTATCAAACACAATCTTCAAGACTAAAAATACAAGAAATTTCTAGTAAAAGAAAAAATCAACTATCTAAAATAAAAATATCAGGACATACAGAAAACAAACAAATAGAAACCCCACCAGACCTACAACTTTATAATCACGGAAAATTTGAAGACTTTTTTTTTGACGATCTTTTTTGGGGTAGGATAATCTATATAGAAGATCAAGTATTATTCTCTGTCATGAATGAAACAAAAAGTAAAAAGTCTTATGGAACTCTTTCATTTTATTACTTACTAAAAAAACTTATAAATGACTATGAGTATTTATATATAGCTGATTATTTTGATATTTTCAACTATAAAAACAAATTACAGGGGTTTGAATATTGGAATGGAATTACTTGGAAGTAGTATAAATATGATAGATATATTAACCTCCCAACTTTAATTGATAGGCAGATATTTATATTCATATGATAAAGCTTAAAGATATATTATTAGAAATGGCTAAAACAGATATTCACTATCAGAATATTTTACAGGCTTTTAATAATGGAAATGCTGAAATTAGAGATCAAATATCTAGAGCCGTATCAAAAACCCCTTATACTTTAGAAAAAGATTTAGAATATTTAGGATATGATGACATTACCGATATAGAAAAAGAATTAGATTTAAATCCTTTAGAAGAAGCTTGTTGGAAAGGATATAGAAAAGATCCAAAAAATCCAATGAAAAAAGGAAAAAAAGGTAATATGGTTCCTAACTGTGTTAGAGTAAGTGAAGCAAAAAAGAAAAATAAGGTTAATCCTGCTTATCTTACTAAAGATGCAGCAGCAATGAAAAAAGAAATTGATAGAGTAAAAAAGTTAAAGTCCGATGATCCTTCAGCATATGGTAAGTGGGACGCAGATTATTCAGATAAGGGTAAGACTAAGAAGTACAAGACTAAGAAGAGTGCAGCAACTTCTGCTTACGAAAAAAGATTTGGTAAAAAAGAAAAGTAATGAAACTACAAGAACTATTACAACAGTTAGTTGAAGAGAGACTTAAGTTTCATCATTCTAATGCACCAGATGCAAAAGGTAAGTTTAAAGAGTTGCCAGCAGAAAAGTTAGCTAATTGGTTGATTAGAACAAGAAAAGGTAACATGAGCAAAATAACTGGCTCATTAAACCAACAAGCTAATTTTAACCGTAAAGATGATCCTGCTTATGCAAGGAAAATGGATAGGACTAGAGAGATAGTTAAAAATAAACTAGATAAAAAGAAAAAGAAATGAAAAAACAATTAAATGAAGTAAAAAGAATGCAGCAATTAGCTGGTATAATTAAGGAATCTCAATTAGATGAATTTGATATAAACCAATTTTTATCCGGAGGAGATCAAGCACCAGTTAAATCCTCATTTGAAGGAAAATGGACAGACATTAATAATAAAGAAGAATTTATTAAAAAATTTAATATTGATAGTTCGTCTCCTTTAGTTGATATTGTGTCTAGAGCAATTGGATCTGCAAAAAATTATGCCATTACAAATAAAGATGGTAAATTTTACGTGTATACTTTTACACAAACTGCAAATCCAGGAAATCCTTCACAAGCATTTAATTCATTAGAAGACGCTAAAAAAAGTGTTAAGGAAATTAGATAAAAAAAAAGAAATGATCAATAAATTAGATATATTAAAACAATTACTCATTCTTGAGTATGACGCTGAAATAGAAAAAGCACTAGCAAACAAAGCAAAGTCTACTGGTATATCTAAATCAATACTTAAAAGTGTTTATGCTAAAGGTTTGGCAGCTTGGAAAACAGGACACCGTCCTGGAGTTGGTCAACACCAATGGGCAATGGGCAGAGTAAATTCATTTGTAACAGGTAAAGGTGGAGCAAGAAAAGCAGATAAAAGTTTATGGAAAAAAGCAAGTAAATCTAAAAAGAAAAAATAAAATGACTAACATTTCATTCTTTAAAGCTCTTTTAATGAAAGAGTTAAATGAAAAAGATCTTCCTGGAAATCAAGAGAGAATAGCAGGAGCTGCCGAACCTAAAGATAAAATTACTGCTGCAGACTTTGCAGCACTTCGTGCTAAAAACGAAGAAGAAGATGATGATAGTGGTGGAGGAACTTTAAAGATTGAAAAAGAAGGTGATAAATACTATTGGACATGGAATCCTAAATCAGGAAAAAGTCAAAAATCAAATGATGGGTTTGAATCCAAAGCTGACGCACAAAGAGATTTTATGAGAAAATCAAAGTACATGAAGGAATCTGAAGGTCAAGATCATGAAGTATCAATGGCTCAAAATAGTCTTAAGTCTATTATAAGCTCAGCAAGTCAATTGATGAATATGTTAGGCCAAGATGAAAAAGATATTCCAGCTTGGATACAAGATCATATTACTAATGCAGAAAACTTTATTAATCAGGCTTCAAAGAATTATCATGAATATCATAACGGTGAGCATGATATGGATGAACTTCCAGATGGTACACAAGAAGTACCTGCAGGTGATGCAGAAGATTTAGACATGGCTCTTAAATCTATGATGGAAAGTGTTATCAAGCGTAAAAAAGCAAAATAAATAATGCCAGTGAGTAACCAAGATATATTAAAGACTATACTCTTACAAGAGTTAGATAGGATGGAGCCTGAAACTTCTACGTTTGAGGATGATCCTATGCAGTTCATATTGAAGAAGTATGCAGGACTTAAGAACACTCTTGAGTATCTTATGACTCCTTCATTTGAAGAATATATAACTGGTATATATGTAGTTGCTCCTAAGCCAACAACATTTAAAGTTGTTCTACATAATGGTCAATTCTTATTCTTACAGTTCATGGGTAAAGCTTATGAAGCAACTGTAGAAGGAAGAAAATACTATTTAATGTCTATTGGTGAGAAAGAAAGATGCATGATTGCAATATCAAGGCTTCTTAGGTTTGGTAATCCTTTAAAGACTAAAGGACCTGATGGAGCAGAACAAGCGACTAGAGATTCAGAAGGACCTTCAGAAGAAGCAGGACCAACTCCACCAGCAGAAACATCAGCACCAGAAGCAGGAGGAGAAGAGTTGACAGAGTCTAGGATATTAGAGAGTATTTTAACTAATTATGTATTGGAAGCAGAAGGTGAGCAAAAAAAATCTGTTCTTTTTGAAACGGCTTTAGTAATAGCATGGCATAAAATAAATAATAGAAAAATACCAAAAGGAGCAGTAAGTGATTCAGAAGTTAACCAGATAAATAGTAAATACCCAGATTTAATAAATAAAGCAAAAAAAGCTCTTATTGCAACAAATTTAACCGGTGGAGAATATGCTATATCTACAGGTAAACTTAGTGAGCCATTAACAGAGTTTTGGAGTTTTTATAAAGCAAAAAATAAGACATCAAAATCTGATGTAATAATAGGAGGTGCGAGAATATCAGTAAAAGCAGGACCGTCTCAATTAATGAGTGGAGTAAAAGAAGAAGCTAAGGCCACATTTTATGCAGCATTAGAAAAAACCCCAGAGTTAATACAAACAGAAGAAGTTCAAAATATTTTAAAACAAATAAATAAATTTGCTAAAGGAGGAAGAACCCAAGGAAATATAAGAACATCACTAAAAACAGGAGAAGATAAAGCTTTAAATACAGCAAATGCAGCAAATAAAAAAGCAATGGCTGCTTTAGAAAGTTTATTTGAAAATAATCCTACTTTTACAAAAGCATTTGTAATTGAAGCAATGTCTGGAGAAAAAAAATTTGGAGCAGATAGCCCTGCAACCGCAGAATATATTTTATCTGTAGATAAAAATTATGAAAATGCTAAACTTGTTAAAATAAAAAACGATTCTTACGCAAAAAAAGTAGCAGGACAAATAAAAGTAGATGTTAGATTTAAAACAGGATCTATAAAAAGTAAAGGAGAAAAAACCGGAGAGTACGGATATGCTACAGTTTTAGGACTCCAGTATAATCCAGAAGATATTAATGAAATAGATTCTAGTAGCATTAAAAATTTCTTTTCTAGTGCATGGAATAAATTAAAATCTTCATTATCATCTTTACTTAATTTTTTTATAGGAGATCCTGAAAATGTAGATGTAGATGTTGAAGGGGAGGATCTTGTAGATTTTTCTTAATTTATTCTAAAATAAATTTTTTTATTTCAATTATTTGTTGTATATTAGCCATAAATTAATAACATGGCAAAAAAAGATACAATCTATAGAACAATAAACACTATAGAAGGAACAACAATCCACATCTACGAAGACGAAAAAGGGACTACAAAACCACACTGTGCCACAGGCCCTGCTATCCTTTACTCTAAAGGACATAATAAGCAAGACGAATACTATTTGTTTGGAGTCAAGTACGATTATGATAGATGGCTAGAATTATCTAGGCCTTTAAGGAAAGTACTTACCAAAGAAGATTTTGTTGATTGATAAATATTTATAAGTAAATGTGCAACCATGTCATTTAACTTAAGAAAGTATTTAGTTGAAAACAATCTTACCATAATCTCTAAGATCAGAGAAGAGGAAGATATGGAGGTAGAACCTTCAAAAGATGATCTCAAACAATCTGAAAAAGACTTTAGGAATCTAGATAAAGATAAAAAAGAACTAGAAGATCTTAAAAGCCAAATAAAAAAGGCTATATATAAGTATTCAGATAAAGACGATGATGGTAAAATAAAAAGAGGTCCTAATGGTGAATTAAAAATAACAGATATGGCCGCATATAAAGAGGCTGTAGGACAAATTCCATACGATATACAAAGACTACAAGCAAAAATTAAAAGAATAGAAAACCCTAAATTAGATTCAGATGAAGAAGACAATTAGTATTGTAGTGATATGCCTTTTAGCTTTATTAGCAGTTTGGTATGTATTCATTTACAAAGCCCCTAAATTTGATACAAAACCTTTTGAACAAAAGATTGATTCACTTGAACATAGTATTGACTCTATACAAATAGAAAACATTCATTTAGAAGGAGCTATTAGTATATTAGAACAAGATAATGAATACTTGGTAGTTAAAGTGGTTAAGTTAAATGAAAAAGTCTTAGATTTGAAAGGTGATCTTAAAGACGCTAAAAATGCTTTAAAATATACTCCTACTCAAGTAGATAGTTTTTTTGTAGCTAAGTATCCTAACGAATACATTTTAGTATCTGAAGATACAACTCAACTTCCTTTAGAAGTAAGTAAAGCGGTTGTTGTTGATCTTCAAGAAGGAGAAACAAATGAGAAATTAGTAGTAGCACAAGACAGCGTTATAGTTACTTTAGATCAGTCTCTTAAGAATCGTGAAGAGGTTATTGTTAAGTTAAGAGACAAAGAAGCTAACTATATTCAAATAGATAAAGACAAATCAAGCCAAATTGACAACTATAAAATACAAGTTGATGGTTTGAAAACAGAAGTAAAAAAAGCTGATCGCAAACTTAAATTTGGTAGATTCCAAAAAGTAGTCTTAGGCGCTGTGATCTTAGGTTTATTAATAATCAAATAATGTCTGACAACCAGATATCGATAAAAGAAAAGATTAGAGAAGAGTTTGTCAAGTGCGCGACAGATCCTGTATACTTCATGAAGAAGTACTATATGATCCAGCACCCACAAAGAGGTAGGCAATTCTTTAATCTTTATCCGTTTCAAGAAAAGGTTCTTAAACTGTTTCAGAAACATGATTATTCAATCATAAATAAGTCAAGGCAGTTAGGTATATCTACCTTAGTATCTGCTTACTCATTATGGTTAATGCTCTTTAATAAAGATAAAAACGTTCTTGTTATTGCTACTAAGCAAGATACTGCCAAGAACATGGTAACTAAAGTAAGATTTGCTTATCAAAACTTACCAAGTTGGCTTAAGATAGGAACGGCTGAAGATAATAGACTTAGTCTAAAATTAGTAAATGGTTCTCAAGTAAAAGCAGTATCTGCTGCTGGTGATGCTGGTCGTTCTGAAGCTGTATCGCTACTAGTTATAGATGAGGCTGCGTTTATTGATAATATTGAAACTATCTTTACAGCTGCTCAACAAACATTGGCAACAGGTGGTGGTTGTATAGCATTATCTACTCCTAATGGCGTAGGTAACTGGTTTCACAAAACTTATACATCTGCTCAAGAACAACAAAATAGGTTTTTACCGATCTCTCTTCCTTGGACAGTTCACCCTGAACGTAATCAAGATTGGAGAGATGAGCAAGATACAATATTAGGTAAGCGTAATGCTGCTCAAGAGTGTGATTGCGACTTTGCCACATCAGGTAATACAGTTATAGAACCAGATATACTAAATTGGTATGAGCAGAATATGATCTCAGAACCAATAGAAAGGCGTGGATTAGATAAAGCATTGTGGTTATGGGAATATCCCGATCCAATGAAATATTATGCCCTGGTTGCTGACGTTGCACGTGGTGATGGTAAAGATTACTCTTCTTTTCACGTTATAGATATAGAATCTGTAACTCAAGTAGCAGAGTATAAGTCGCAAATAGATACTAGAGATTACGCTAATATAATATTAAGTGTTGCATCTGAATATAATAATGCCTTAGTTGTAATTGAGAATGCTAATATAGGTTGGGATGTAATTCAAACAGTATTAGAAAGAGGTTATAACAATGTACATTATAGTTATAAGCAAGATCAAAACATGGACTTTACCAAGTATGTAGATAGATTTAATACTCAGACTGGTTTAGTTCCTGGCTTTAGTACAACAGAAAAAACTAGGCCTTTAGTTATAGAAAAGATGAGAGATTTTATAGAGACTAAATTAGCAAACATAAAGTCGATAAGACTTTTAGAAGAGTTAAGAGTCTTTATTTGGAAAAATGGTAAAGCACAAGCAATGCAAAGTTATAATGATGACTTAGTTATGTCTTTTGCTATCGCAATGTATTTAAGAGAAACAAGCCTTAGATATAGAAAGACAGCAGAAAATTTAACTTATGCTGCATTAAATAGTTTTACTAGAACTCAAGATGATAGTATTAGTTATAATGCTAATAATCAATATAATCAAAACCCTTGGGCTATGAATATTAATACTCCTATGGGTGGCGAAACACAAGATTTAACTTGGTTAATTTAATAATATGGCAGAACAACAACCGCAAAAACAAAACAATTTATTCTCTACCTTAAGACGTCTGTTTTCTACAGATGTTATCATTCGTAATGAGGGTGGAGATATGCTTAAAGTAATTGACACAGATACTATACAAAGATCTGGTGTTATTCAAACCAACTCTTTAATTGATAGATTTAATAAGGTATATACTACATCAACAGCTTATGGTGTAAACCTTAACTTAGCACAGAACTACCAATCAGCAAGGGTTCAAATATATGCAGACTATGACGCGATGGATACAGATGCTATTTGTTGTTCAGCATTAGATATCGTAGCAGACGAATGTACACTTAAAAATGAACAAGGTGAAGTATTACAAATTAGATCTTCTGATGAAAACATTCAGAAACTCCTCTACAATTTATTTTATTCTGTACTTAATATTGAATTTAATCTTTGGTCTTGGGTTCGCAACATGGCTAAATACGGTGACTTCTACCTCAAATTAGAAATTGCAGAAAATTATGGTGTTTATAATGTAATTCCTTTTTCAGCGTATAATATTATCCGTGAAGAAGGATATAATCCAGAAAACCCACAAGAAGTAAGATTTAAGTATGATCCAAATGCAACTTTGGCTTCATCTACAGGATATAGTTCACAAAAAAACAATGATACAGGTATTTGGTTTGATAACTTTGAAATGGCACACTTCAGATTAACTGGAGATGTTAACTATCTTCCTTATGGTAGATCTTATTTAGAACCAGGTCGTAAGTTGTTTAAACAGTATGTGTTGATTGAAGATGCGATGTTGATTCATCGTATTGTAAGAGCACCTGAAAGACGTATTTTCTATGTAAATGTAGGAGCTATACCTCCAGGTGAAGTAGATAATTACATGCAGAAGATGATTCAAAAGATGAAGAAAACTCCTTTGATTGATCCAAATACAGGTAATTATAATCTTAAATATAATCAGCAAAACCTATTAGAAGACTTCTTTATCCCTGTAAGAGGTAATGATACATCTACTAAAATAGATACTGCAAAAGGTCTTGATTATAATGGTATTGAAGACGTAGCTTATTTCCGTGAAAAGTTATTTGCAGCCCTTAAAATACCTAAAGCTTTCATGGGTTATGAAAAAGACTTAACTGGTAAAGCTACACTTGCTGCAGAAGATATTCGTTTTGCTAGAACTATTGAAAGACTACAAAGAATTATCATTAGTGAATTAACTAAGATTGCATTAGTTCACTTATACGCACATGGATATACTAATGAGTCTGCCGCTAACTTTAGCCTTTCATTAACTAACCCATCTATTATTTACGATCAAGAAAGGATAGCACTCTTTAAAGAGAAGATTGATTTGGCTAAACAAGCAATGGAAGGATCATTATTACCTAGAGATTTTATTTACGATAAGATATTCCACTTCTCTGAAGATCAATATGCTGAACTTGAAGATATGATTATTGAAGATAAGAAAAGAGAGTTTAGATACGCACAGATCCAAGAAGAAGGCAATGATCCTGCAGAATCAGGACAGGCATACGGAACGCCTCACCAGATAGCTAGTCTATATGGAGGCAAAGAAGATTCTATGTTGAATGTACCTTATGGTTATGATGAGAAAAAGCCTGGTCGTCCAAAAGCTGTAACTTCTATCATTGGTACTGATAATTCTAGATTTGGTCGTGATCCAATTGGTCAAGCTGCTTATAGTAAAAATGCAGAAAGAGGAGAGGATGATATGAAGCCAAACTATAAAGGAGGAAGCCCATTAGCATTGGAAGGAACAATGGCCGAATATTTAAAGAATAAAAGTACTTTGAATGCAATGACAAAGAAACACCAAAGAAAAGTTAATTTGTTTGAGCAACCAGATCTTTTAAGTGAAGACAATATAATTAATGGTTTAGATTAAATATTTAGATATTTATTACTAGCGGACTCGTAAAAAAACTATGGCAATAAAACATTCCAAATATCGCAATACTGGTATTTTATTTGAACTACTAGTTAGACAGACCACTTCCGATCTCTTGAATAATCAAGATTCAAAGTCTGTTAAGATACTTAAAAAGTATTTTACAAATACAGAATTAGGTAAAGAATATGGCCTTTATAGTGCCTTTTCAACTAGCCCTAAACTATCAGAAGCTAAAGCTGAAATCTTAGTCTCTACTCTTATTGAGCAATACAAGAAGCTTGATTATGAGAAGATAAACAAGTTGAAATATAACTTAATAAAAGAGATTAAGAATAACTACGACATAGATAATTTCTTTAAGGCTAAGATAGATCATTATAAATCTTATGCTTCAATTTATACTATTCTTGAGTCTCAAAACTCAAAGTTATCAGACACTAAACAGCTTATTGTAAATAAGATTAATCTTCTTGAGCACTTAACAAAGCAAGATCTTTCTGATTCAAAAGTACCAAAGTCTATAGTAGACGATCTTATGAAAGAGGATAAAGAGATCAGGCTTCTGGCATACAAGTTAATGGTTGAGAAGTTCAATAACAAGTATCAAGACATGTCTGAAAAACAGAAAGAGGTGTTAAAAGAATACATCACAAATATTTCTGACACAAAGAATCTTAAAATATATTTAAATGCTCAGTTAGATCAAATTCAAAAAGAACTAACTGAATTAAAAAAGTCTTCAAAAGACCAGGTTGTTAAAATCAAATTAGAAGAGGTATTAAAATTTGTAACTCCTATTAAAGATAATCAGTCTATTAAAGACGATACTATAACAGGAATTTTACAATATTTTGATTTGATTGATGAGTTAAAAACAATCAATAATGGCTAATTTCAACAATCAATTTGCTACTCAAAAACTACGTCAAGAAATGTCTGTGACTAGTACTGGTGCAGGAATGACTCCATCAACAGTCAATAATCCTGTTACTCAAGACTGGTATACAACAAAAAATAAAAAGAAAGTAAAAAAAGAAGAAGAGCAGAAAGATGTTGAACCTAAATTAGCAGCCGGTAAAGCTAAAGTATACATGAAAAATAAGTGGGATTGGGAAGATGCTCCATCTATACCTAATCGTCCATCAAAAGGCGGTTTTATATATAAAAAACTATTTGAAGAGTTAAGTGATTCTATTAAAACAAATTCTCAAGAATTAGCTAGAGTAGAAGGATTATTAGCAAAAGCTCGTGAAACTAAAAACTATTCTGTAATTTCAGCATATGAAAATCGTATTAAGCAATTAAAATTAATACAAGATCTAGAAAAAAAATTAGGAAAACAACTGCCAGTTTTAACTTATGGTCAAGATTTTAGTGAGTATATTAAATCAAATTTAAATAAAACTGTAAGTGAAGATGTAAATCCAGATTATGAACCCGAGGAGCAAGATGATAATGAAGACAGCTATGATTGGTTTACTGACAAATATAAACCTGTAAGTGATTATGGTGAGTATCGTAAAGATCCTAACTATTATGAAAAAGATTATAGCGACAAAGGTACTAGCGATTATTTTCAAAGGCGTAGTTTAGATGAAAGCTATTCAAAGTTTAAAACTGAAACTAAGACTAGAGGCAAATCAGATCAATTCCACCAAGCAGTTCGTGAAGTAAGAAGGAAAGTACAAGAGATCAATAGATTATTTGAATATGTAAACCGCCTAAAAACAGAATTATCTGAAGGTGAAGGTGGTCTTAAATATAAAGTACACACAGAAAAAGCCCTTGCAAAAATCAAGGAAATGGTTTCAGAACTTAATCAAAACATAAAAAAGTTTAAGTAATGGCAAAAGCAAAAGGTTCAGGTACCGCAGCTAAAGTTACATTTGGTAAGAAAAAAAAAGGAGTTGCAAAAAAATCATTTAACAAACACGACCGTTCAGAAAAGAATTATCGTGGACAAGGAAGACACTAATATTTATTAGCATGAGAACAATTGAATTATATCGTAAGCATAAAGCCGGTGAAGTAAGTCGTGATAAGTTTATTTACGAAGTACGTCGTGATAAAAACCTTCCTTGGGTAACCAACCTTACATCTTTTGATGATGCTGTAAAGATCCTTAAGAATAAGGGTATTATTAGTGAATTACAAGATAATTCTAAATTAGATCAGAAATTAGATACTCATCGTAAAGATTATGATAAAAAAGCTGCTAAAGACTATTTAGCTAGTTTAGAAGGTATGTATAATGCATCCCCTACAGATTATATTGAAAAAATGATAGAAAAACAAAAGGCTGATATGATAAAGAATTTCGGACCAAATGTTTTTTCTAAAGAAGAAGAAGCCTTAAACGAAGTTGATAATAATGTTCCTACAGACCCAGCAGTTGATAGGGTAAATCCTTACTTCTTGAAAAAAGGAGTACAAATGTTACTAGATAAAGAAAAAGAACTTACTAACGATTCATATATTAAAGCTCTAAACAAAGCTGCATTAATGCTTCAAAAGAATCCTCATGTATTTGATGAAGAGATGTTTGCTAATGCAAAAGATGTAGCAAAAGCAGATGCTAAGCTTGGAACTGAAGAAGTTAAAAAGAATAATCTTGTCAATAAGGACCGTCAAATGAAAAAGATGAAAGGTCAAAATATTGATAAAGCAAATACTAAAGTATCTACAAAAGAGAATAAAAAAGGAAAGCCTAAGGGAGTTCAAATGATGAAAGAAGATGCACTTAAAGATCTTTACAATTCTCTTAAAAAAAAAGATTTAATTAACGAAGATAGCCACTGGAAACATCACGTAGGTTCAGAAGTTCACACCGCTGATGGCAAAGGTAAAGTAATTGAAATAGTTGGAGGTACTCTTACCGTTGAAATGGAAGATGGGTCACAGAAAGACTATCAGATCAATACTATAGATCACCATACTCAAAAAGCCCAAGAAAATCAAGCTGATACAGAAAAAATAGAAAGAGATGCAGCTTGGAAAAAATTTGATTCCCTTAAAGGAGCCGCACCAGAAACAGGAGATCAAATGGGACCTTCTATTGGGCAAGAACTAAATTATAAACCAGAAGATATTCAGACTCTTTTAAGAAAATATATAGATAAGAATAAAGATGACAAAGAGAAGATGGGTAAGCTTAAAGAGGCTGTAAAGAAGTTGAAAGAAAAAATTTCTGACAAAGAAATGACAACCGCTAGATCAACAGGACAAGTTGTTAATGTGCCTTCTAACAATAAACAAGATATACAAACATTAGAAAAAAATAAAGTAGTATATTCTACATATCCAGAATAATATGAACAAACAACTCTTAATAGAATATAGTGCTTTTCAACCAATCCAGCAGTCTTTGACTGAAGTTCGTCGTTTAGCTAATGGTAATATGGTAGTGTCTGGACTTGTTCAGGCTACTGATAAACCTAATGCAAATAAAAGAATATATCCTTATCAAACTTTATTTGTGCAAGTACAGAAGTACATTGCTGGACCAATTTCAGAGAATAGAGCTTTAGGTGAACTAGATCACCCAGAATCTTCTATTATTAACCTTAAGAATGTTAGTCATAATATAATAAGACTTTTCTGGGAAGGTAAAGATTTATATGGCGATGTTGAAATACTTCCTACTCCTTCTGGAAATATATTAAGAGAATTATTCAAAAACAATATCACTGTTGGTATTTCATCTAGAGCTATGGGTTCTGTTACTCCAATAGGTGAAGGTCTTGTTCAAGTTGAAGATGATTTAGATCTTATTTGTTGGGACTTTGTATCTACACCATCAACCTATGGTGCATACATGAAACCAATGGGTGGACTTAGAGAATCATTAGAATACGATACAGTTAAACATAAAGATAATAAAATACATCAGTTAATATCAGACATTATTTGTTCTCAATCTGGTGTTTGCTGTATTAAATAATGGATAACTCATTAGAAATATTAAGATTAAAAAAGTTAGCAGGACTTTTATCAGAAAGTGAAATACACGAATTAGGTTTAAAAGACCTTGGTGTTGGTGCTGCAATGACAGTGGCATCTTTATTTGGAAGTCCTCAACAAACTAAAGCTCAAGAACCTCAACAAATAGTTCAACAAGCTAGCGATGATATTGATATTACAAGTTCTAAAGCTGCAAAACAAATTGAAAAACAAGGTTACAAACCTGCAGCTGGTGGATTATCTGTTGATGTATCTATAGAAATGCTACAAGGCATGATAGGTAAAGGAGTAAAAATAGCACAAGGCAAAGCAACAGGTGCAACCCAATCAGCAGCGCAATTTGCAGCAACTCAAAAAGCAAAATCAAAAGTCTCAGGCCAAACAATACCGACTAATATAACTTTTTATAAAACTCTCGATAACGGAAACGTTGAAGTGCTAGTATTTTTAGGTAGTAAATAAAAAATATTTCTAAGTTTATGTATTTTACTACGTACTTAGATATTTATTGCATATGCGCCATGATCTAATATGGCACTACTATAAAAAAATCCTTATATTGCTTTACATTCTAATAAGCAATTCCCGACACAATCATTAATTATGAGTAAATTGTATCAAGACGCTATCCTTGATGCTAAAGCCCTAAGAGCATCTGCTATGGCTAACGCCAAAGCCGCTCTTGAAGAAGCTTTCGAACCTAAGATTCAAGAGATGCTTCGTTTGAAGCTATCTGAAGAAATGGGAGATGATTCTTATCAAGCTGAAGCAGAAGAGAATATCGAAGAAATGAATGACGCTATGGATCAACCACGAATGGAAGGAGACTATAGCATTAACGATTCTGAGCTAGAAGAAATTCTTGCTGAACTCGAAGAGCTTTCTAAAGTTGACGGAGCTGACCACGATAAAATGGAAGAAGCTGATGAAGACAAAATGAAAGACGAAAATTTAAATGAAGCTGAAGAAGAAGAGGAAGAAGAAGAAGCTGAAGAAGAAGAGGAAGAAAAAGTTGAAGGTGGAGAAGAAGTTGGTGACGATACTAAAATCATCGACATCACTCTTGGTGACCTTAAACAAGTTCTTCAATCTGTAATGGCTGGCTCACAAGACATGGGCATGGACATTCCTTCTGACGAAGCAGACGCTGATTCTGAAGCTGAAGCTGAAATTTCATTAGATGAAATTCTTGCTGAACTTGAAG